CCGCAACGGCAAGCGCGCTGGGTCGCATCGGGACTGGCGCGGCGCTAGGTGGCGTAAGCGGTGCTATGGCGCCATCCGATCAGAACAGCCAGCAACCGTATTGGGACCAGAAGTTAAGTCAGACAGGCACAGGCGCGGCGTTCGGTGCGGGTGGCGCTGCTCTGGCGAACGCGCTTGGCAAGGTGATTACAGGCGCGACCGGTACAGCGCAGCGGCAACTAGCAGATGCCGGCGTGACGATGACGCCAGGCCAAGCGCTCGGCGGCGGATTTGCGCGCACTGAGGAAAAGCTGACAAGCGTTCCTATCCTCGGAGACATGATTAAGAACGCGCAGCAGCGCAGCGTTCAGAGCTTCAACAAAGCTGTCTATAACGACGTGCTTGCACCGATTGGAAAGACCTATGACGGGCCCGTAGGTCAGGACGCGGTGCAGGCCGTAAAGTCGCAGATCAGCAATGTCTATGACGGCGCGCTGTCTAATATGACATTCAAGGCGACCGATCCGCTGTTTCAGAAAGACATATCGAATCTAACCGGCCTCGCGCAGAATCTTCCTGCTCAGCAGCAGCAGACGTTCATGAACGTCTTGAAGACTCAAGTCTTTGGAAAGCTCGGCCCGCAGGGAAACATGGACGGTCAGACGCTGAAGGGCGCACAGAGCGAACTATCGCGCATTGCAAGCGGTTATTCCAGCGATGCATCTTTTGATCAGAGGCAATTGGGCGCGGCTATCGGTGAAGTCAAAAATGCGATCGATAGCTCGCTTACCAGATACAACGCGCCAACTGACGTTCAGGCGCTTTCTGCAGCCAACGCGGCATATGCGAAGTTTGTTCGATTGCGCGCTGCAGCCGGTTCGCAAGGTGCGATGAATAACGACGGCATCTTCACAGCGGGTCAACTGCAGAACGCCGTCCGAAGTGCGGACAAGTCGGTAGGGAAAGGAAACGTCGCTACTGGCAATGCGCTCATGCAGGATCTGTCGAGCGCCGGCCAGCATGTGCTTGGCTCGAAATATCCCGACAGCGGAACGCCGGGGCGTGCGGCTTTGATGGGTCTTATCGGCGCGTTGGGCGGTGGCGGGGCAACGGCCGCAGGCTTTGGCGCTCCTGCATTGGCAGCGGGAGGCGCTGGAGTGCTCGCCGCGCTCCCATACACCGGTCTAGGCCAACGGGCGGCGCAAGCGGCTCTTATGGCTCGCCCAGCGTTTGCCCAGCCGGTAGGCCAGTTCATTCAGAAAGGTGCGTCTCCCTTCGCGGCTGCGCTTGGCGCGGCTCTCGTGAACCACTGACTTTATTGCCGGGATTGCCCCGACTACTGCTGATGAAATAGCCAGTTGCCAAAACTGAGCGTTTGTCATTTTCACTCCCTCAAGGGCCGCACAATGCGGCCTTTTTCATTTTAGGTGAACCATGTTCAACGGAGCAGGCGTTTTTTCTCTGGTATCGGGGAATCCTGTGGTTACAGGAACCGTGATTTCGTCCACATGGGCCAACAGTACTCTTTCCGACATTGCTGCAAATGGCCTCACTCTATGCTTGACGAAGGACGGCCAGCAGACTCCGACGAATAATATCCCAATGGGCGGCTTCCGGATCACCGGATTGGGCGCTGGGACTGTCAGGACCGATGCGGCCCAACTTGGACAGGTTCAGGACGGCGGCTTCATATTTATCAACTCGGTTGCAGGCACTGACACGATTACCGGTGTCACGTCACCGGCTACGACTTCCTATGTCGCGGGCCAGACATATCGTTTCGTCGCGGCAGGCACGAATACCACGTCTGCGGTCACGCTGAATCTGAACTCGCTCGGCGCCAAGTCGGTCACGCAAGTAGGCACGCTTCCGCTTACTCCGGGTGCGCTTCAGTCCGGCGCGGTCGTGACCGTCACGTATGACGGCACGCAGTTTCAGGCGATAGGCACCAGCACCAATTTCAGCACGTCTGGAATTGCAGGGCTGGCGCGCAAGGTGAACGCGCTGCAGGGCGTGGCGTCGACATCACTCGCATTCACGGCTGACGAGGTGATCGTAGAAACTTCGCTGGGCGGGACGCGGTATTGCATTTCGAACTTGTCGGCAACGCTCAACGTCGCCACGGTTGGCGCTAACGGCATGGATACGGGCTCGGCGCCCGTGTCGGGGTATGTCGCTGTCTACGTGATCTACAACCCTGCGACCAACACAGCAGCGCTGCTGGCACAGACCGTCGCGCCCACCGCAGCAACCTCCATTTACAGTGGCGCAAATATGCCGAGCGGTTACACCGCGTCGGGGCTGATCTGCGTTATTCCGACCAATGCTTCGTCGCAGATCCCGACTTGCTCAGTAGTCGATCGCCGCACGTCGCTGGTCGCGCCTCAACTGCTGTCGTCGAATACCAATACGGCTGGCGTACAGACTCCCGTAAGCACCGCCGTGTTGCCAGCTAACGCGCGCTATATCGGTGGTCTGCTCTCGATCACGAGCACGGCGGCATCGAACTTGGGGCTGTTGGTCGCAGCGAATACGAATGCCATCGGCGTGCAATCCGCACAAGGTGTCATCACTGCCGCGTCTCAGCCTGTCGTCGCGAACTACACGATGAATATTGTCGCGCCGCGATCGTTCTCCTATGCGACGAGCGTATCGGCGGGCACATGCACCGCGGTTGTCACTCTTGCGTGGTTCGAAATCTAACCAGACGGAAAACAGGCCGTCCAGGAGGCGGCTTTCAACGGGGCTTGGAATGCCAATACACGAAGAAATAGCGGCGGCGATTCATGCCCTTTCTACCTCGATGGACCAGAGGCATAGCGAAAACATCACGGCTCAATCTGTTACGGAGAGAAAAGTGGACGAAGTAATACGCAGGGTCGACGACCTACACAAGGCTTTCCCCGGTGGTGATTGGGAAGGGCACAGACGGTATCACGAGTGTTTGATTCGCAAGATGGAAGCTCGGACCAAGTTCTATGAAGACTTACGTTCTCATCTTGCAAAGAACGGCATTTGGGCAGTGCTGGTGGTTCTCGGCCTAGCTATATGGCAATACTTCAAGATAAAGGTGACGACGTGATTCTCTCCCCGAACTGGCGTACCACGTACAAACGATATTCGGTGTGGGCGCTTGCTGCTAGTACGGCTCTACAAGTTGTGTGGGGCGTCGTACAAAACCCGCCGATGTGGGCCGTCCTCGTGGCTAATGGCGTGATTGGCGGGCTCGGGCTGATCGGCTCGTACCTGGCGCAACCTGAAGTGATCGGCGGCACAGATGCCAACGCTACCGAATAGGCCGGGTAAGAAGTCACTGGCGGTCGTTATCGGAACGGTCGCGGCATCGATGGCTATCTCTCTGACTTCCTCGCAGGAAGGCGTATCACTGCGACCGTATAACGACAAATTGGCAGGCGATCTGCAAACGGTGTGCTTTGGCGAGACTAACGTTCAGATGCGCGCTTACTCGATGGACGAGTGCAAAGAAATTCTGAGCGACAGTCTGGCTGGATACGCGATCGAAGTCCGCAAGATGACGCCGGGATTCGATACGCTGACGGATGGGCAGAAGGTCGCAGTTTTGGACGGTTCTTACAATTTCGGATTGGAGAATTACCGAAACTCCACTCTCCGCAAAAAGTACATCGCCAAAGATTTTCCGTCTGCGTGTGACGAATTCATTAAATGGCGCTTCGTGCGTGGCCGTGACTGCGCGATCGCTTCCAATCAATGCGGCGGGATCTGGAAGCGCCGCCAACTTGAACGCAACGCATGCAGGGGTGAACAGTGAGCCCGTTTCTTATCACCGGCCTCGCCGCGGGCGCAGTGGGCGCCGCGCTCGGCTTCGGTACAGCGCATACGATCGATGGCCGCACGCTCGCGCGTGAGCAGGCAGCGCATCAGGCGCTGATCGCACAGATCAACGCTGAGTCAACTAAAGCGCTTTCGGCCGCGCTTGCGAATCAGCAAGCGGCAGAGGGAAAGGTAGCAGCGGTAGAGCACGAATTTAATCAAGAGGTGACGAAGCATGCAGAAGATTCCCTTAATTACCGCGCTCGCCTGTCTGCTGGCACTGACCGCGTGCGCGTCCGGATCGCAAGTTGTTCTGCCACCGCCCCAGGTGAAAGCGCCCCCGCCACCAGCAGCACTGATGGAGCCGCCACCTTCGGATACCTCGCTCCAACGGTTGCGAGCGGCCTTGTCACTGTAGCAGCCGACGATCAGGCCGAGATCGACAAGCTGGCTGCATTGCAGGCGTATGTGCGAGCAATGCAGGAGCAGGGGTTTATTGGGAAGTAGCCATCACCTTCTCGAAGTTCTTCGTTAGCAACGACGCCAGCATCTGGTAACCGAAGTCGTTAGGGTGCACTCCGTCAAAAGACCAATCCGATTGCGCTAGCGTCCCATCAGTCGTCACAGTGCACAACCCGTCTTTCTCGCTCACGACCATTACGTTATGTGCGATCTGCTGCGTGGTGTGCATGTCCTGTCCGGTCAAGCACCCCTGATACTGCTTATATTTTGGCAGCATCGTTTCGAGAGAAACCGCAATTGCGCCCACTGCCTGAATATCGTCCAGCAATTGCCCGTAAGACGGACCCGGATTGCGTTCGATCCCGGCCACTGAAAAGAGCCAGTCATTTACCGCTGCGTCGAGAATAACAATGTCAGGACGCTTTGCAGCCAAGAACTCAGGCCATCCGATCAGATCCAAACCGCTGTCGTTCCCCGGCACTGAGTTATTGACGTACTCAAACGACGACTTCGGGAACGTGGCCGTGAACCAGTTGAATGTAAGCGTGGGCCATGCCTTCGTGATCTCGCTGGCGCCCGTTCCGTAAGTAATCGAGCCGCCTTTAAACGCGATGACGTAATGGCCGCCTGCTTTCATCCTGGCAAACAACGCGCGTAGTTTCGCCTGATCGCCTGCAACCGTTACGGACCGATTTACAGCCGCTCCGTCAACCACGCATGCCCCGTTCTGTGCGTTCAGATAGCAGCTCGGCTTCACCACCGGCTTCGCCGCTTGATCCGCACCACCATCCCCACCCCCGCTACCTCCACCACCCCCGCAAGCTGCCAGAACCAACGCTGCCGCAACTGCTGCAATTCTTCCGTACATGTTTTGTCCGATCATTATTTTCTCCCGCGAGATTCTATCTCACGATTCCTCAGTTGCTGTTACGCGTTTCGCGATCTTGTCGAGAATCGGGTTATATGGAACTGGAGCCGAGTTCCAATACGGCTTGCATCGTTTTATGTAGAACCCTTCCGCCTGAGTAAGCCAGTCATAAGGGATTCCTCCAAAGCACCAGTACCGGTCGAATTTTTTATCTGAACGCCAGAAATGGCTTTCCAGACGGCTGTATATGCTTCTCGCCTTTCCGACGTAGACGATTCGATCCTTGTACACAAGGAAGTAGATTCCGCTGCGTTGCGGTGCTCGGTCTTCCGTTAAGAATGGGATCGCCTCTCGAGCAATTTTTTCGGGGTCGTGTGAAAGGACGTGAGTGTTTGTCGCAAACCAATCTTCGGGCTGCACCCGTGGATTCGACGGATCACGGAAGTAGTTTTCGCGATCGACGCAAGGGTCGCCAGTTGGCTCGAATGTATGAAGGGGGATTGTCATGGCTCTCCAATGGGTAGAGAGTCCATCCCGCCACTATCCCGCCAAGCATGGCTGTGTGGCTTTATAGGTCGGCGTATTCTGGTGCCGGGGACCGGACTCGAGAACGGATAGTACAGTAAAAGGCAACTCGCGCCAATAGGCGCCTTTATGCAACGTTAACAACAGCTTGGGCCTAAAATTGTTGCTCCATTACACGCCAAACTGAACCAAGATCGCCGCCTGTTTACGATAGAATCCCGCCATTTTCCCGCCAAGGGGGTGGTGTGATGGCGTACTACAGGAAGCGGGCCAAAGGCTGGCGGGCCGAAGTAGAGAAGGCGGGCGTTCGTGATTCGGATACATTTCCGACGAAGGCTCAGGCGGTCGCCTGGGCAACAGCTCGAGAGGCGGAGATCCTATCAGGCGTCCGCGGCGAGTTGCCTAAGCGATTCGTTTCTGAAGCTCTCGTCAAATATTCAGAAGAGGTAGCACCTACCAAAAAAGGCGAGCGCTGGGAACGTGTGCGACTTGCAAAACTTGGTCGTGACTTGTCTTTTCGAAACAAGATAATCAGCGAGGTTACCCAAACTGACATTGCTATCTGGCGCGATTCCCGACTGAAAGAGGTATCTGCGGCTAGCGTCAATCGTGAATGGAACCTTCTAATGTCAGTTTTCCAGATAGCGAGGAAGGAATGGCGCTGGCTGAATTCGATTCCCTTTGAAGATGTGAAGCGCCCACGTGACCCGAAACCGCGTAACAGACGTGTATCCGAATCGGAGATCAAAATAATGTGCTCCGCATTAGGATATTCCGAAGATGTTCCAGTCACCACAAAACAGCAGGAAATGGCTATCGCCTTTATGCTAGCGATTGAGACTGGAATGAGAGTTGGAGAAATATGCTCTCTCCACTGGCCAGAGGTGAGCCCGCGAAGCGTACATCTGAGCAAGACGAAAAACTATGATGAGCGTCATGTACCGCTTTCGAAGCGCGCTGTCGAGTTAATCGAAAAATTGCGCGGACGGCATGAAACCACCGTCTTCACATTTCATGGTCAGTCTCTCGGGACGATGTTTCGTAAAGCTCGCCAGAAAGCTTCGAAAGAATTGCCAGGCATTTCGACACTACACTTTCACGACAGCCGGCATGAGGCATGTACGCGTCTCTCGAATAAGCTTACCGTTCTGGAACTCGCTCGAGTTATCGGGCATAGAGATCTGAAGTCGCTTCTGATCTACTACAACCCGACTCCGGAAGAACTCGCTGCGAAGCTTGATTAAGCCGCACGGCGCGTGCTTCGCTGCACCCACTCCTCAACTTGCTCGGCCTGCCATCTGACAATTCGCGGGCCAAGTCGAACCGGCGAAGGGAAATCCGGCTGCTTCGCGATCGTCCGCAAAAACGAACGGCGCTCTATTTTCAGTTTTGCCGCGATCTCATCGGGCGTCATCAGGTCGCTCATTTTGTATCCTTCTCCTGTTCCGTTGCGGGAATGGGGGCGGCGAATGGATTTGTCATAAGACTGCGGACAATTTGCGCGGCGTAACCCGGCGCGAGTCTATCGGTGGATGGCATGTCTTCGAAACATTGTGCCGCTTGCTCAAGTGCCGCCTCCGCCTGCCCGCTATTGGACTTGGATGCGTCATAGAGTGCGTTGCGAACGCGTTTGACGGTGTTCAGACAAACCTCGTCGAATCCACCTCCGTCTTCACGCTCCACGTCTATGACAACCCCTTCAAGTTCATAGGCCAGCATTCTCGCCTCCTGCCCGCTCACAGTGCGGCGTGCTGCTTCCCGAGCGAAGATTGCGAAGTCGGCAAGCATGGCAATGCGTGATTCACTGAGCATGTCATCCATGCCGGATAGGCGATACCAATTAATGATTTGCTCGCGTGTTACAACGTCTTTATCGCTCATTTCTTCTCCCACTTGGCTTTGTATGCCTCAATGAATTCCGGTTCAAAGCTGGACAGCCAACCGCACGCGCCGCAACGAAACTGAGCGCCCGTGAAGCCTGTTCGCGGCATCATCCGGCAATTGTCGTTACCGCAATACGGGGCGTAGCCCGGCATGTTCATCAGGTTATCGCGAACGATGCTCACGGCTTCTCCCCGTTCGCGGCTAGGATTGCGCGGGCATAACTACAAAACGCCGCCAATGTGGCCTTTTGATCTTGGCAAACGAATGCGGAGTCCCATAGCCCCATTTTCGTTAGCCAGTTCTCGACAATCTGCTCATCCGTCAGCGCCGCATCCTTTTCGGCGTTCGCACGCTCAGGCGCATACACAAGTAAATGCTTCCATGCTCGTGGATCGACTTCGGAAGCCTCACTCCCAAGCCGATCAACTAAATCCATCATTGCGTCGCTGATTGGCTTTTCTTTTGGGAAATTGGCGAGCAATCCGTCCCGATGTTCCTTGCTGGCAATACGCCACCGCTCGAACTCTTCCGCCGTGATCGACGGCGCCAACGCTGTGTCGGCGTCCGCACGCTCAGGGGTTTTGCTCAAATTTGAGCAAAAGTCGTCCGCACGCTCAGGCGTAGGGGCTGCGATGCGCGTCTCGAAGCAAGCCGGATATTTCGACATATGGTCGTATCCATCCTTGCTCTGATCGGTCCAAGACGTTGTGCCGATTGTTCGCGCCTGATAGATCGGCTGCGCCTCACGCGGTGCGCACTCGGCTTGCGGGGCATGTCGATGCGCGAATGCTTTCCCGGCCCTGTAACCTTTCGCATACGCTTCGCCCGCCTCACCCTTGCCGCCATCGGCTAGAAGGGCGCGAGCGAAGCCGATAATGTCGGCAGCATCGCCGTCAGCGTCAAAGCCGGTCACGCGAAGCCAAAGGGCTTTAATCTGTTCTTCGTTCATTTCTTCTCTCCTGCAATGGCGGCGTCGATTCGGGCGTCAAGTTCTTCGGGTGTAGGGTTGCCGACACCCCACCAGTAAGCGTTCAATCTAAACTTCCTATACCGCGCCGCATCCCGCGCATCGCTCGAATCCTTGCCGCCATCGGCTCGGGCTGACAGTGCGGCTTGCCATCCTTTCCACGCAAACTGTGTATGAGGATCGGAATATTCGACTTCATATCCCGGCTCAGTGCAGCGTGAGAGACGACTTGTAATCCCTGCCGCCTCGAACCGCTCGCGCTCCGCATCGTCTGCCGCGCGTTTTTCGTCTTTCATATCTCGCTCCTTGCGATCAGCACAGAGCCGATCCTGATCTCTACCGGCTGCTGAGCCAGTGTGGAAAACAGCGCCGCGCTAGACGCCACCGCTTGATGCAGCAACACCGTAGTCGGCTTATTGGCGTTGCATAGCGCTCCTAGGTGCGTGAGAGCTGCTGTCTTTGTGGAGGTCATGCGCCGGTTGCCTTGGCGATCGCGGCGCGCGCACGGTTTTGCGCCCATTGTTGAAACTGATCGCGCATTTCTTCATCCCATGACGATGGCTTAGCGTTTGCGATGTTTTGCAGTTCGGCCAGCAAGTCAGGAGCGGCGGCTATCAGGCGGGCGTTTGCTTCCATCTGTTCGCTAACTTCGGTCGCACCACACCATGCAACCTCCTGAAGCACTCCCGGCCGAACCTTTCCCTCTACGTATCGGTTCAACCCGGAACCAGTAACAAACCACGGCCCCGGTGTATGTTTCTCGCTCATGTTCTTCTCTCTATCGTGTCCGGCGCGATGCGCCAGCGTTATTTGCCCCAAGCCGCCTGGTAGAGCTCGTCCTTTTGCGCCTTCAGTTCGGCCGCTTCCACGATCGCCACCTTCAGACCGGAAGCGACCATTTCTGCGTACTCGAAATCGCCTATCGCGCGGTCAAGATCAGTCTCTTGAAGGCCGCGCCGCAAGGAGTCGCAAGCCACCTGCGTGCGCGATTGAATGACCGACATAAGCGTTTTGTACTCGCCGTTGACGGTCGCATACTCGCCGCGCGCCTGGATCTTCTCGGCATCGACCTTCGAGAGATCCATCATGCTGGCACCGGCTGCTTGAGCGCTTTGCGGCGCTTGGTGTATTCAGCCGCCAAATCTGCCTTCTGAGCGTCTGTAGCGTGGGTCGGAACGTTCTTCCCGATACGCTGAAGCGCTTCTTCGTCGTCTGCCTCACGCATGGCAAGGCGAAAGTCTTCCAGTTCGCTTGACGACAATCCTTTGTTGACGGGCGCTGTCTTTTGCGCCACTCCCGATCCGGCGTTGCCGTCGTCGTCGTCCTGATAGAGCCCGGTGATCGCCGCAAGGGCATAGCGCCTCGCATAGGTCATCGCAGAACCGTATCCCTGCGGATCTTGCTTTGTCAGAGGCATCACCAAGGTGTCCTCGATCCACTCGCCTGACGTGTGGACAAGACGCGTCGTCAGATGCAGCTTGGAATCGTCAGACGGTCCAGCGGACTGCAAGAAGACGATCCCGGCTTCATTCAGCGCCGGCTTAACCGCGTCGACAACGGCCGGAAGATCAGCGTATTTGTTACGGAAATGCGGGTTCGTTGCATCCTTCGCTGCGAAAGTGATTCCCTTTTGCGCTTCCAACAGCGCTACTGCGATCTTCGCGATTGATTCGCTGGTCTTCATTTCTCCCTCCGTTCTGTTCGTACCATGCAAGCCAGTCTGCCGCTTGCTCCTCTTCCCATGCGTTCCACATGGCGCTTTCGTCGTCTTCGCCCATATTCCCTCCGAAGGACTACTACGCTCGCAAGGCGCTTGTCGCTATGAACTGGTGACCAATTCGTAACTGCAAACGTCCTGCTTCCCCTTCTTATGCGCAGCGAACCACGCTACAGCTTTGAATCCGCTCCGCCCTTGCTTCAAGCACTCCGCACAGCATCAGATACCCGAGTGCTAATGCGGCGATTGCTGCCCACTGTTTCAACAGATCTTTCATGCTTCACCTTTTGCCTTTGCAATTGCGGAGCGGGCTTCATCAATCCATTGACTAGGGTTCCGGCTGTCTCGAACTGCTGCTTCCAATACTTCCAGTAACTCAGGAGCGGCGGCGATCAAACGGGCGTCTGAGATACTTGATGTCCTGTTGCCGTGAAGTTCATATTGAGCAAATCCCTCATCGGTCCATCCGCCACGCATCACAATCCACGGTCCCGGCGTATGTTTCGTTTCCATCAGCCCACCCCCAAGCCAAGGCACAGATACCACCACGCACCCAGCGCCACGCCGGCCAGTGCCGCACACAGCATCCCGCCGAACAAGTCGCTCATGGCCACGGCCCGGTTAATTTCCTGCTCACTCACAATCTTCACTATTTGCTCCGCGGATAAAGGACAAGACGACAGCTCAGACTGCGACCCACGCGATAACGATATTGAAGGTAGACATGTCTGCTCCTAGAAAATCAGGTCTTCATCGCTTATCTCTTCTGGAGGTCCGTCGATTAGACGGACTGGAGCGCATTCTTCTATCAATCTCGCATCACCATCTATTTCTGTCTGGCGTGGTTTGCACTTCTCGCGATACTCTTCTTCAGTCAGATGGGTGGCAAACTTCTTTCCGTCCTCGCGCTTCAGTTCGATCTCTACGTCGCTTGTCGACCGCACGTAGCAAATATCCTTCAACGATTCCGGTGCTTTATTTTCTCCATAGCAGTAGACACTGCTAATTGGAATTGACTCAGTCAGAAGTGCGTACAGCCGCATAGCAGTTTCTTTTTCATCAAAAGCGAGTTTTGTGTATCCAATGCTTATGATGTATTTTTGGTTGTTCATTTCAGTAGATCCTCAGTTCGTTTTTCCGGTCCATCCTGTCGAATTGCTCGTCGCTGTGATCGTCGTCGAGCTCGTCTTCATCGTCCAACTCGGCTAGGTCACGATCGAAGATCCAGTCACCTAGCTTCGTGACGCCGATTGGTGTCACTGCGCTCATTTTTTCCACCCGAAAAGAAAGCAGTCGAGAACAAAGCCGACAACAGCAAACACGATGTACGGTTCCATCTAGCACCCCGCTTTTTCGTCGCGCAGGCCGGATGCGATGATCCGGGCCGCTACTTCGCGCAACAACGTTTCTGTCAAGGCGCCACAGCCACCTTGTGCAAGGCGGATAAGCTCTTTCAGATCCAGCGCACGTTCGCTCATTTCAGTCTCCTCGTCTTAGTGGCTGGTACTCACCCGAATGCCAGCTAGTAAGACTCATCGGCTCTGTCGCGTCGCTGGCTCCGATTTCGCCAGGTCTACCGGTCGGCCCGATTGCAGCTCGGGCTAGGCATTCCCCCCTCACGCTGGGGGGCTACTCGATGGAGCGCTGTGTTTGCGTCCATGTGAAGAAGTATATCAAAATGATTTCGTGAATCAAGCAATTTGATCTATCAGAAGACGAAATGTTTTCTATCGATTCCTGTAGTCGATAGCCTATGAATCTACGGACGAAAAAAAGCCCCAGCGCGTGGCTGGGGCCTATGGGCTTACTGTATTAGTGACCTATCTTCTTTAGGGCCTTCACCGCCATCAGTAGGTGAAAGGTAATGTCTCGTAGGTCTTCTTCCCCCGCAGCGGGCCTTTCTGGCCTCTCCTTTCGCTTCGCCTGGCGGTATGCCTCCAAGCTGACAACGGCGCTAGGCTGAGCGCTCTTTTGCTGGTCCATTCCTCGTTCCCTCTAGTTCACGGTGGCGTTCCGCTAGGTATTCCTCGGCCCAATCGAGGTTTTCCCGGATCGCGAGGGAATCATGCGCTTTTGAAAGACTTGCTGCAACGGCAAGAATTTCCGCCTGTGCTCGGAACAAAATGCGTGCCGTATCACCCAGCCCGTCTAACCGTATGACGCACTGAATTAGCTCGTTTGCTTCGTCGCTGAGAGGCATCTTTGCCCCTCTTATCGCTGAATTGACGAACTCTTGTTCAGCCGTGTGTACAACATCCAGCCACCCCGTTTCCATGCCGAACGCTTGTTCTATACGGCGCGCGACGTTTGGGCCGATGTTTCTGGACGGGTTCGGGCCAATGATCTGATTGACCTGCTGCGCCGACATTCCAATGGCTTCCGAGAACGCTGCCTTCCCCTCTACGGCCAGAGCTCGCGCGTTGTCCAGCCTTATTTCTTCGATGGTTTTCATGGTTCGAGCGTAGCCGTACAAAGCATTTTGGTAAAAGCGCAAAAAGATCTATACGAATAAAGCAAAATGCTCTATAGTGTGGTTCATGGACCTCAAAACTTACTTCCAGACGACAAAGCCCGCTGACCGGGATGCCTTCGCTAAGAAGTGCGATACCTCGGCGGATTATCTCTACCTGTGCTCTCGCGGGGCTCGGCTACCTGGACCGAAACTCTGCATGCGCATCGTGGCTCAAGACCACCGGTTCTCTCTGCAAGAACTCAGGCCGGACATCTGGGCCCGAACCGAAGAAGTTGCATAGATCGTCCAAACACCCGCGCTCGCGGTAAGAAGCGAATAGACAGAGATGCTTTAAAGCGTCCCTTAGTAAGCCGAGGTGACAGCACATGGACGACAACCAGATAGGGGATGGCATGGCACGAGGACGCACTACGACTGCGCTTGGAAAGCTGACCGCCGAAGTAAAGGTTCGAGTCGACGACGAAACGAAGGACGAACTCGAAAGGCTCGCTTATGACGCTGGAATGGGTACATCTGAATTCCTCCGTGAGCTTGTTTTGATCCGCGTTTATGGCCGCGACCATGTAGCCAGAGTACACAGGTCGAGACTGGATTTGGTGGCAGGAATAGGGCCGGAAGCGGGCGACTGAAGGCCCCTTCTAAAGTCGGATCGTCTTATAGAAAAAGCTTGTTGAACAGGATCAATCATGAGCAAGGCAGAAGGCCGTGCCGATATTTGGATGCCGCTCTACATCGGTGACTACCTTGCGGACACGTCGCGTCTGACGACTGAGCAGCACGGCGCCTATCTGCTGCTAATCATGGATTACTGGCGGAATGGGCCGCCTCCTGACGATGACGAAGTGCTGCAAAACATCACTCGTTTTTCGAAATTCCTTTGGAAGAAAAACCGCTCGATTCTCGAAAAATATTTTCACGTAGAAGGCGGGGTTTGGAAGCACTCAAGGATCGACAAGGAAATGGCAGAAGCCTTATCCAGTAAGGCTCAGGCAGTAGATAAGGCAACAAAGGCAGCTAATGCAAGATGGGGTAAAACGGATGCTCCAAGCATTGCTAGTGCAGTGCTTGAGCAATGCCCTTCACCTTCACCTTCACCAACACCTTTAAAAACAAAGGCAAAAACAGAAGATGCACGCGCTTCGCGCCTGCCTGTCGACTGGATGCCGACCGAAGATCAGATCGTTTTTTGTAGAACCGAAAGACCTGACCTTAACCCTGTCTCCGTTGCAAGCCAGTTCCGGGATTACTGGATCGCACAGCCGGGAGGCAAGGGAAGAAAGGTTGATTGGTCGGCTACGTGGCGAAACTGGGTTAGGAACCAGCGTTCAGCGAACAGGCCAGTCAGTGCCAAGCCAGCGAAATTTGATGCTTTTGCCTACGTGAACAGAAACCGCCCGAGAGAAACCGATGAACGCGCCTACGAATACATCGATGTTGACGCCCAGCGTGTGGCTTGAAATCCACCCGAAGCTTGGAATCGCATTGATCGATCACCTTTTCAACCGCCTTGAGGGTTCGTACCCGAACCGCTGGCGCGCATCGTTCTCGACCAGCGAAGCAATCGCGAATTGGCGCGATACGTGGGCTGAAGCGTTCGACGATGAAAACCTGACGCCCGCTCAGGTGTCGGCCGGATTGAAAGCCTGCCGCGTGAAATTCGACTGGCCGCCTTCGCTTGCTGAGTTCCTGAAAGCCTGCAATCCGCCGATCAACATTGATTCGGCTGTCTACGAGGCAATCGAGCAGATGCGCGCTCGGCAGGAAAGCAAAGACGTATGGAGCGATCCGGCGATTTTTTGGGCAGCCGTCAAGGTAGGCGAGTTCGACATCCTGAGCCAGACGTTCGCGCAACTGAAGCCGCGTTTGGAGGCTGCGTTGAAGAAGGTTTTGGAAAGCGAAGTCCTTCCGGTGCCTGCGCGAGTTCCGATGTTGGCGGCGCCTGGTAAAGCCGAATCCACGAAGGAATACGGTCATCAACGGTTGCAGGAACTGGGCGCATCCAAGGCATTTAAGCGCGAGCCGAACGGCGCGAACATCGGCTGGGCCAGAAAGATCATTGCCGAGGAAGAGGAAACCGGCAAGGTGCCTCTTAACAAGCTGCGCATCGCCAAGGAAGCGATCTTCAACGTGACAGGGAAGGAAGTGTGAAGCGCAGTCCATCAGCACTGACGGCCGAACTGCTGAAACAGCAAGGGTATTTGGTCTGGACCGTAGAGCGCTGGATACCTGGGGCTCGAATCCGAGTCGATCTGTTCGGGATTCTGGACCAGATAGCGATAAAGGACGGTGAAGTAATCGGCTTACAGCCGACCAGTTGGAGCAACGTTCCGGCGCGGGTGAAGAAGATAGCCGAGTCGGAGCACATAGGGGAAGTACGCAAGCTCGGATGGACGCTGCATGTGTACGGGTGGAAGTGGGACGCGAAGGCGAAGGAATGGCGCCATCGCATCGTGGATGTGAGCTAACAGAGGACGGGGGAAGCATGGCAGGCAACAAGAAACCGCGCAAAGCATACCGGCCGAAAGCCGGACGCAAAGACACAGTAACGACGCTCTTTGACGGTGACGAACCGCTCAAGGGCGATCTGAAGGAAAAAGTTCTGATGACGACGCACCTTTGCGCGACGCGTCTTGCTCAGGGCGACGGCACGCAACAGGACTGGGGCGCGATCGTTACGGCGATGAACCTGAGCATGGTGCTCTGCGAGCGCGCGAAGAACCAGGACGTCGGCCTCGCTGCGGTGTACGACGCGAACAACGCGCTTATTGCGGTGCAGGAACGGTTCTTCGAGATCGGCCGGCGCGTGTTCAAGGGAGACGAGCTTGTCGCCATGAACGGCGGCCTACACGTCTTCGATCAACTTGTGGAGACGGTCAGCAAGCGGCAGTACGTGTGGGCGTCGGATCAGGTAGAGCAGCGAATGTATGACGGGCTATCAGTGGCAATTGGCCCGGGGCAAAAAAAGACGCGGTACGAACTCAGGAGCGCAGCATGAAACGGTGGACAAAAGAAGAGGACGCGCTTCTACGCGAAGTGTTCAGCGAGGGAACGCGGATCGAGGATTTCGTACCGCTGTTCCCGGGACGCACCTTGGATGCGGTCAAAGTCCACGCCAGCCGCTTGGGAATCGTTCACCCCAGTTATCGCGAATGGAGCGCCGAGGAAGATGCAATCCTTCGCGATCTCTGGTTTGCCCCGCGGAGCATAAAGAGTGGGCTGCATCGCCTTCCAAACCGCTCATATGATGCGGCAAAACTCAGGGCATATCGCCTGGATCTTGGCCTCAAGCCGCCGTCTGAAAAAGGAACGCAGTCTTGGGTACTGCGGGCAATCATCAAGACTCTAAGTAACGGCATTCAAATGACTTCCCGGGAGATCGCAACCGAAACCGGGGCCGACCCGGGAAGCATTCAAAACATCTTGGCTAGGTTGCGTGGGGTTCAGTTTCACATAAGCGGTTGGGCACGCGTCGATAGCAACCACCTTTCGAAGCGCTGGGCGCTCGGACCCGGAGAAGACGCTCCTAAGCCCCCTCGTCGACCTGCATTGGAGTGCCACAAGGCATTTCGCGAGCGCCGGCGCATCAAGAAAGGGCTGCTGAATCCGTTCGCAACTGCCGCAGGGTTTGTTTCAGCCCCACAAGCCCAACGCGGCCGCATTTACAAGCAGTCGATGAACGTCGATATGGAGGAGGCAGCATGATTCCGGCAGATTTTGACGCACTCTGGTTCGCTCTCGGCATCAAGCGAAAAGACTGGACCAAGCCGCAGGAGCAGAAATGGAACTGACCGATTGGTATCCCTGCTGGATAGATCCAGTGCGCGAAGGGTTCTACGAGGTACAGCGCATCGCTTACGCACCAGAAGGACTTCCGCCGACAACGACCTACGCGCCCGAGTTAGTCGAGTGGAAATCAGGAAAGTGGGACACGAAGGGCAAAACGGCAGTGTGGACGCATTCGGACAAGTGGAGAGGGGTGGCAAATGTCGCGTGAACAGTTCGACGAGTACTACCAGAGCGTACATGGTTGCCTGCTCGCATCCGTCAAAGATAACCACTGGCGCACATGGTTGGCCGCCCAAAACGCGCTCCTGTCGGCTCACGGCCCTGCGGTAGAGCTTCGGGTAATCCAAGACGCAGAGAAGACGCTGGACGAGCAATGGAAGCGCCTGAAGGCTGGCGACGATCAGGACATGGGTCTGGACTACACGGAAGCTCGGGAGATAAAGGAATGATGAAAATAGAGCTAACGCAAGGACTCTTTGCGATAGTTGATGAAATCGACCACGCATTCCTGAGTTCCTTTAACTGGTGTGTCACTACGGCGGGTTATGCGTACCGCGTAATTCGTCTCGAATGCGGCCGTAGAACGAGTGAGCCGATGCATCGGACGATCATGGGGCTTGCTCATAAAGAAAAGACGATTGTTGACCACATCAACGGTGAAAAGCTTGATAACAGGCGCTCAAATCTAAGGATATGTACCGTCGCGCAAAATCAGATGAATAGAAAGAAAAGCAAAAGCAATAAGTCTGGTTTTAAAGGCGTTACCTTTTTCCGCAAAAGATGGAGAGCAAACATTAGATATGGTGGGAAGCAGGTTTGCCTCGGCTCGTACGATACGCCAAATGAGGCGCATGAGGTCTATTGCCTGATGGCTGACATGCTTTATGGGGAGTTTGCACGCCATGAATAAGTGCACCGGATGCGAATCTGGCGGGATCACTCCGCACACTCCGGAATGTTTGTTCCAACATTTTTTGTCGTACACCGGCTATCAACAGCTTTCATGGGCCACGCAACAGCTACTGAAGACGGCATACATGGACGGTATGCGGGAGGGCGCGAAGCTGACGGTTCGGATTATGGAGGCGCAATCGTGAGCGACCGCCAACTGTTTCGCCTCGTGCACGATACAGCGCGACAGATGGCCGTCAGGGCCGTTACGCGCGCTCCGGCTGGCTACGTGGTGGAAGTGAAGCCGAAGACGCGCACGCTTGAGCAAAACGCCAAGCTTTGGGCTCTTCTGAACGACATCGCCAGCCAAGTCGAATGGCACGGCCAGAAACTCGTAGCAGAGGATTGGAAGAACATTTTTTCCGCGTCGCTCAAGCAGCAGCGCGCAGTTCCGGGGCTAGACGGCGGATTAGTGGTGCTCGGGCAGTCCACTAGCAAGATGACCATTCGGGAAATGTCGGACCTGATGGAGATCGCTATGGCCTTCGCGGCAGAGCGTAGGGTGAGATTTTACGGGGGTGGGGAATGACAGCCGCTGCTGAACGCCTCCACATCGCCCGTGTAAAGGAAATGGCCTGCGCTGTATGCGGCGCCCACGGCCCGAGCGACGCGCATCACATCATCGCCGGCCGCACGCCTGGCAGAAAGAGCCCCGGATTCTGCGTGATTCCGCTCTGCAAAGACTGTCACCAAGGCTCATTCAACGGAATCCACGGCCAGCGCCGCATGTGGGAGGTGGTGAAGGTAAGCGAACTGGACTGCCTCGCGGCGACGATCGAACGACTATACGGAGGGAGAAAGTGAACGAAGAAAATCTGCTCTCAACGTTCAGATACGAGCCGGAAACCGGGCTGTTGTATCGAATGAAAAGCCCGAAGAAGCGATTTGAGGGGAAAGTAGTAGGCGCTAAGGAGAGTCGCGGGTATCTGCAGGTCAGATTTGAAGGCAGGCTGTACATGGCCCATAGGATCATTTGGTTCATCGTCTATGGACATTGGCCACAGGAAGAGATTGACCACATCAATCGAGATCGCGCGGATAACAGGCTGAGCAATCTGAGGCTGGCAACGCGTCAGGAGAACACGTGGAATGCCAGTTTGAGAAAGGACAACCGGTTCGGGGCTAAGGGAGTTTCAGATAGGTACGGCAGGTACGTTGCAATTATCCGGGTGAATGGTGCGAATACTAACCTTGGCTATTTCAATACGGTGGCAGAAGCCGCAGAAGCATATAAATCAGCCGCCAAACAGTTGCGCGGCGAGTTTTCGGGGATCTGATATGGCATACGATGAAGTTGATGACATCTTGTTTGACTGGTTCACTTTCTCCAAGATGTACCAGCCCGCGCTCGGCTACGGCCGCGCTGATTCAACATGCCGCGATTTCACCATTAGCCGCCAGTGGATGGAATACGACGAGCTTTCCGAGATGGTCGACCATAAGCTAAGGGAAGGAATCGCCAAAGCCGTGGAACCGCTGATCTTCGAATTGACGCTGCGCCAGCGCATGGCTATTCAGACGGCAATGCGCAATATGGACGCCGGCCGTACGGTCTGGACGAATCCGCGCTATCCGGAGACGCAGGAAAGCGACTATGCGCAGGCTAAGGAAGCGCTAAGGCCAAAACTTTTCGCTAAAGGATTGCTGAAAACGCTTGTAAACCCGCAGAGATTCGTTCAGAATTGCATGTGTGGGGCATAACTCGCCCTAAAAAAGCCTAACTAGATCCCCCGTCTGGTTGGGCTTTTTGCTTTTCTACCCCTCTCCCTGCGATCTCCTCCCGCAGGTTTCGCCCCGCCAGCCGGGGCGTCTTTACATGTGCGCCCATGATCGAAACCATCACCAAGAAGCAAGTAGCGATCGTCTCGTTCGATCAGGACCTGAAGAACGCGAAGCTGCTGGACGATCTCGGCCACCCGTCAATGCGCGTGGTGACGTACCAAGTGACGCTAGACCCGGCTCGGCTGTCGCCTGAAGGCCAGTTCGTGCGCTTCGGACAGTGGAGCGACGGGCTTGGCGCTGGCGACGAAATGACCGGATGGATTCTGCTGGACGATTTGACAATCGAGGAAGTGCTCGCCGAGGAAGATTCGGACGGGATTCTTCGCCCGTACGTAACCGAAAGCGCCGAGCGCGCAGCAGCTTAGGAGAATCATAGTGACGACAATCGCAAACCTGATGGGAACGTCGGTTCCTGCCGCTCAGGCACAGGCAACCGTAGGCAAGCCCGC